CTCCGTTTAGCTTTGCGCCAAAGGTACTTGTGAGTACCCGTGGTTTTCTCGGACGTCGAAACGCCGTCGAATAGAGCTGAACGGTCCCATGTGGCATTAAGCCAGTGCACATAACCACCGACCCCCGTTGGGGAATCGGCTGTTACCTCTTGGAGCTTAAACCTCGGAAGGTCTGAGCTTACCAATTGGTACTTAAAGGTTGTGTCTACACCACCCCAAAGACCTGAAGGGACCAACGACTTAAGGTAGAGCCAGAGGTGTTCAACCTCCGGATCTAGTATTCCCAAACCGTTGATCTGAGCCCATCGTCGAACTTTATTTGCGACGTCTATGACGTCGCAGAGGTTCTTCAATGGGGCCTTCACGTAGAAAGGAGTTATATCGACCCCATCCTTGTAGTGACCACCACACGACTCTCTGAAATCACCAGTCCAAAACGACTTTTCGGAATTAACCTGAAAGCCAAAGAACTGGAGAACCCATACCAAGGGTTCTACAACATCAGAGGGACATATGATATCGTCACCGTAGATAGAGACGACACCTGAGATACCCTCAAAGTAGCATGTGGCTCGCGCGAGAACATAAAAGAGCAAGCTCTCTAGTTCAAACGTAAACCCATTGCCCATAGAGGAAAACATCTCATTCCGATGTTCGTCTCCGTCAATTTTCGTGACGGGAGAACGAACGGCATCCAGAACCGTGAACCACTCAGCAGGAAGCATTTCTGCTACGAGTTGGGTAGTTACCGAGTCACTAGCACTCGAAAGATCGAGCGTAGCTAGTCGGCCAGTCAAGGATCCTTCACGAGCGAGTCGCCTATTTATGGACTGATCCCTCAAGTTGATGTGCTGACGGAGCAAAGACTTCTCTATATGAGAGCCGAGCCCCTTTTGCACGAACATGTTGAGATCAGGCTCCTTACAGGCAACCCGGTCGATATCGGTTTTCTTGGGTACGGTAAACATCACGTTGCCGCTGACGACCTCTATTTCAAGATCGCCAACTACGCCAAACCACCCGGGCATTTCCTCCTTTAAATCGGAGAATAGCTCGAGACAGCGAGGCGTTGCGTGTGCTCTTCCGGTGTACTTCCCAGCCGGGTGGCTGGAAGTACGGGCGCGACTCGTAGATGCTCCCCCTGAGAAACTCCCTATCAAGGAGTCCACAGGTGGGAAGTCACCGATGATGTTGCGCACGAGGTCACGACAGAAGTTAACGAAGCGTTCGTACGACACCCGCGGTAGAATGTTGTATTCCGCGGGGGTTATTAAAAGTCGAACGTTAGTTGCTTCGTTCTCTTTCTCGGTAGCTAACCACTTGTTAATGGCCCGCTGCCGCCTCACGTGAGGCGGATCCGTGTCGTCAGAGACAAACTTAGAGAAGACTTCAGCCTTCAGGTAATCCGTTTTCGCGGATGCTGGAAGGGCGTTGATCAACTCGCGGAGTGTCTCTGTCACGTTCCCGGGACAGCTGGGGAGAGCTTGTGCTCTGCCATACTGACGTTTGTTTGTCATTTGGTACTCCATTAATGACGAATGGCCCACGCAGAATGCCGAAGGCCAGGAAAGCAAGCATACAAACAACAACCGAGATTATCACGGTCATTGCAAGACGCTCATTTCCCCCAAGCATCAGTAGATGCCGTTCAGGTCCTGAAGGGCGCCGACCATCATCGTCTGTGCAGTCGCGAGACTGTTACGGACGAAGGCGATCAAGTCCTTCCGTTCCTGAGTAGTCGAGCCAGGGTCAAAGTTGAAAGTCAGATCGGCATAGCCGGTCCGGACGATCTTCGCAACCGTAGCTCCACCTTCCGTGACTTCTTGCGTCACAGGCACCACGAACTTAACGGTCGGTTTAACCCGACCGCTCGCGGTACGCTGAACGCTAACCGTCACACGGCGGTCCCCTAGCGGGATCCCGGTCGATTCGACCAGTGTCGCAATACCAGCGGTTACATCACGCGGTTCAAACGTGTGATCCGCTGGAGTCGCGGCGCCGTCCTTGAGGACGAGCGTATTCAACTGAGGCATACATTGTCTCCTTAGGGTTTTACAAGGCCCTAATATAGTTGACGTATCAGCGCTAGTGCGTTGATTACGTGTGTGGTCGAGAAAGGGTTCTCTTTGTAGTACAGCTGAGGAAGCGGCGCCGAAGCGAATACTTCCCGTTTTACTGCAATACGTTCAGCGACATACGAACCTCTCTGGATCTCTTCGGTTAGTTGACCGAAGAATTCTCCAGCGAAGGGATATTGCTTCCCAACGATGAGGGCACGCTGTTTCGTGAACATGGAACCCAGGTGGAACGACATTCCTGCCATAGCAGACCATGCTGTAAGGAAGTTGCCGACTGGTACGAACCAATCGATAACGAAACTATACGGCACGAGCTCCCAGGCAACAGAAGCTGGGTTAATTATGCCCAGCTGGCTTAACGAAGTGATGTAAGGGCACGTGACTGTGGCTTCGATCCGAGCTTTAACACTCGAAGTCGATTTCTCAGTCCAGTGATATCCCCCATCATCATATTCGTGATCAGCCGAACTGCCACCGCTCCCCTTAGCTTTCACTATTAGGGGAACGGATTTGGATTTGTCAAAGAGAACACCCGCGGTGTCGTGCGCGCTCTGCATGAGCGGCTTGATACCGTAGATGAGCTCTAGCCATCTCCTAGACAGTGCTCCTGTCCGTTTACCAATGCCACCACGAAGGCCGAAATCATCAGCCAACGCTTTCCAATTTCCGCGTCGGAAGTCCAAGATTGTCTTGGCTGCCTGCCCGGAAGTTTCAGCGACAAAGTCATTCATTCGAACAGCCTCCACGAGATCTGCGCCCAAGGACGCAGAGTTACTCTGGAGATTGTTTATAGCAGTGGTAGTAGCTTGTGCTTGCGCATTCGCTACATCACCGCCGAATGTCGGACTGTAGTAGGTGTGGGACGGCCTACCTCTGGATGGGTGTCGTTTATAGACATTCCACATCCAGTCGTAGTACGACCACCTTGCTATCATTGGCTGCTCGTCGAGGATGTTAGTCCAACCACGAGAGTAATTATATGGCGAGTGATGATCACCGTGGGTGGGAGGACTTTTACTAGACGTACCGACGATCGCGTCGACAACATCGTGATTCTCAAAGGGCGAACCCCAAGAGACCCCGATGGTCGAATCGTCCTTCGGTTCGTACTTGTAG